TAAGCAAGAGTTATTAGCGGGTGACCATGATATCGACAATGATACAATCAATCTCGCTCTTTATACAAGTTCTGCAACTTTAAATGGAAACACAACAGCCTATGCTACAACAAACGAAGTTGGTGCATCAGGCACATACGCAGCAGGTGGGGCAACTTTGACAAGTCCAACCATCGGCTTAACTAAATCTAGTGCAACAGCTTCAACAGCTTTCGTGGATTTTGCAAATGTAAGTTTTACATCAGCAACTATTTCTGCTCAAGCAGCTTTGATCTATAATAGATCGTCAGCTAACACTAATGCAGCTATCGCAGTTTTAGATTTCGGTGCAGTAAAAACATCAACAAACGGTACATTTACAATCGCATTTCCAACCAATGATGCATCAAGTGCTATATTAAGATTATCTTAATATAGGAGGTCATTACCATGGCAGATGCTTGGAATGAGGGCACGTGGGGGCAAGGCTTTTGGGGACAACAAAGTTCCGTAACAGTTACCCTTACGGGTGTCTCCTCTACATTTGCTTTAGGTACCGAGTCAGTTGTTGCTGATAGTTTAGTCACATTAGACTCATTACAATTAACTTCAGCTGCAGGAACAGCCGTAGCTGAACAACAATCCGTATTCACCTTAAGTGGTGTTTCATCTCAATTTAATTTAGGTACGCCAAGCGTAGAAGAAGGTGCAGGTGTTACTCTTGCAAGTTTATCAGTATCCTTTGCAGTTGGGGATGAAACAGGATCAGGAACTGTTGATGCAGGTTGGGGTAGAAATACCTGGGGTTCATTTGCTTGGAATGAAAACATAACACAAACAGTCAGTCTTACTGGCGTTAGCATGGCTACGTCATTAGGGACAACGACACAAGAAGTAGGAACTGGAGTTATTGTTTCTGTAACTGGCGTTAGCATGACTAGTGCCTTAGGCAGCACAACACAAACAGGTACTGCAGTACAAACTTTAGACAGTCTAACTATAGGGGCAGCACTATCAGGCGCATCAGGTATTACAGGTGAGGGTAATATAGGAGTTATAGCTCCGTCAGACCAACTTGATTTTAACATCGGTGCAGTCACTATTGACATCTTCACACAAGTAGACGCTCCTTCTGTTGCAATGACATCAGCTGCAGGTACATTAGTTGCAGAAGCTGATGCATTAGTAACACTAGGTAGTCTATCTAGCAGTTTTTCATTAGGCACAGAGACAGTAGAAGTAGGCACAGGAGTAATAGTTTCTGTATCTACTGTAGCTTTAACATTTGCTGAAGGCACTGCTACACCAGAAGCGGGAGCAACAGTTAATGTAACAGGGGTAGATTTGAGTATTATTTTAGGTAATACTTTTGAAACTCCTTGGGCCAATGTGGTAACTGGTGCAAATAATACATGGACAGAGGTAAATGCAGCATAAAAGGTGTTGCTTGAATAACAAAAAAGGATATATTTTAGAGAGGTTTAAACATGGCAAGTACATACTCAAGTAATTACAAATTAGAAAAAATGGAAACTGGCGCTAACGCCAATACATGGGGTACAAACACTAATAATAATTTAGATGTTTTAGATGCATTTGGAGCAGGTTATATATCTAAATCTGTTGCTGGTTCATCAAATATTACTCTTACAACAGGTAATGCAGATCCCTCTACCGAATCAGCTAATAAAGTTATTGAATTAACAGGTGCTTTAACAGGAGACATTGTTGTTTTTGTTCCTGCTGTTGAAGGTGAATATGTTTTCTTTAATAACACAACAGGTTCACAAACTTTAACCATTGCAGCTACTGGTCATACCGCAAATGGAATCGCTATAGCACAAGGTGCTTACTCACATGTTTATAACGACGGTAGTGCCAATTATAAAATGTATAATGCGGTTGATAAATTAGGGGCCACAACTTTTAAAGATACTGTTACCGCTGGTTCATCAGGACAAATTATTCTTCGAACAAATGGTGCTGTTACTGCTACAACATTTACAGGTGATGGTTCAAATTTAAGTGGAGTTGATCCTTTTCCTTCAGGAACAAAACAAGTTTTTTATCAAGCATCTGCTCCAACAGGATGGACACAAGATACAACTGCTGCATTAGGCAATGCAGCTATGCGTGTAGTTACAGGAACTGGTGGTGGCACAGGTGGTAATGATACTTTTCAAACTACTTTCGGATCTAGCAGAAGCACTGCTTCAGGCACTTTACCAATTTCATCTTTACCTGTTTCTGGATCTGTCTCAGGAACCGTAGGCAACACTACATTGAGTACACCACAATTAGCTTCTCATAATCACCAAATTCCTGAAAATAACTTTTCCCAGGGACCAAACGGTAATCCCTCAAATCAGGTTTCCTATAATCCTACAGCGTTTTCAAGAGGAGCACCACATAATAACGAAGGTGTTTTCAGTGCTCCAGGAACTCAGACCTTTAACAATACATTCCCCAACGCAGGTAGTGGTGGAAACCACAGTCACCCATTTAGTGGTAACTTATCAGGAGCCAATACAGGATCAGGAGACACAGGAAGTGGTTCGTTCTCAATTCCTGGTATGGATTTGAAATTCGCAAACGTTATCATCGCTGCTAAAGATTAATGCCAATATTTGACCCTGACGGAAAGTGCCCGTTACTCAACAAAAAATGTATCAAGCATCAATGTATTTGGTACAATATGCTTCAAGGAAAACACCCTCAAACAGGACTTGATGTTCAAGAATGGGGATGTTCTATTGCTTGGATTCCTTTACTTTTAGTAGAAAATTCACAACAGATCATGAGCACTAAAGCTGCCACAGAATCGTTTCGAAATGAGATGGTCAAAGGTCAAAATGTAATGAATAATATTTTAGCTTCTAACCCTCAAACAAGAAAAGAAATGAAAACTATTAGTAGACTTTTTGGAAAAATAGGAGATCATCAAAAAGCTCTTGAGAGCAAAGATAAAAAAATGGAAGATGAAACCATTAGACAATTAAGTAATAATAAGGTAAAAACAAAGAAGGGAAAAAAAGATGGCAACAACAGTAAACAACACAACAGTAAATAGTAGAATCACTGTTATATTTGATGCCGCTGGCTCTTTAAATGGTAATGGACCAGCTAAAGGCACAGGCAATACCGAATCAGATGTATATCTAGATGATGAAGTATATCACAATTTAAGATCTCACACTGAGATAGATGCTAATGTTCATGCGTTACAGTGGGATGCTACAACCAATACAGGTGAGATAGAATATACAGACAACAGAGATAATCTCCAGATCACTTCTATTCCTCAGTGGACAACTAATGTTGTCATAAGATGTGAGGCTGAAGATACTTGGAAAACAGCACTTGAAAATGCCATGGCGGGAGACGCAGACTCTCAAGAAAACGCTACTACAACTGCAAATACAGCGAGGGATAATTACCTTTCTGCACACAGTATTACTTACTAAGTTTTTCTGTGTATAAATAAAAAAATGAGAGAAAATATTTTAGAATTAAAAAAGACTATATCTTCCTCAGTTTGTGAAAAAATTATAAGGTATTTTGATGACGAATATTTACAAGTTGCTGGATTTGTAGATGATAATACTAAAAGCACTGAGGATCGCAATGTTAGAAATTGTAAAACAAGAAGTCTTTTGCATCCTACAACCTTTGGTCAAAAAATAGTTAGCAATTATGCTCAAGATGTTTTTTTTAATATAGGAAAAGTATATAAAGAAAAAAATAAACATTTTGGATTTAAGAAACTATCACAATTAGATATTTTAAAATATGAAGCAAATGACTATGACGCAGGCTATCTATATCACATAGATCATGGTCTTACTTGTGCAGATAGAAGTTTGTCTGTTTCATTGTGTTTAAATAATGATTTTGAAGGAGGAGAGTTTCTTTTTAATCTATCTGGAGAAGAACTACAATATCCTCAAAATATTGGTGATGCACTTGCCTTTCCATCTAATTTTATGTTTCCACATCAAGTAAAAAAAGTTTTAACAGGAACAAGATACGCATTAATAGGATGGTTAATATAATGACACCAATTTTTATTGAACAGTTTTTACCAAAAGATTTAGTGAATTTAGTTTATAATTATTGTCTTTTAAAATATTCAAGCCAAGAAGCTAGTCCAGATTCACAAGCTAACTCTATCATTGGAGAATATTCGGATCCTTTAATGGAGACATTAATGGATATGAGCACTGAAGTCATACAACAAAACGTTGGAAAAAAATTATGGCCTACTTATTCTTACTTTAGAATATATGATAAAGGTTCTGATTTAAAAATACATAAGGATAGACCTTCTTGTGAATATACAGTTGCCTTATGTTTAGGAGCAGATCCAATTGATAAGCCTTATGAGTTATTTGTTGGAGAGGAGGACGAAACTTCTGAGTACAAATATTTCAATTCAAATAAAGAATACAAAAGATATAGAATAGATCATAAGTTTTCAATGGTTCCTAACAATGTAGTTATTTTTAAAGGCATGGATAAAATTCACTGGAGAGAAATATGTCATCATGATCATTTTATTACTGTTTTTTTACACTATGTAGATCAAGAAGGCCCTTATAAAGATTTTAAATTTGATAAAAGAGAAAGTCTTTGTTTAAAAAAAAGATAATTTTTGAGTCTTATTTTGAAGGTTTTATTTCAAGCCCAAAACCTGCTCTTCATTATATTCCAGAATCTTATAAAAAACTTGATAGGTCTATGGGCACTAATAAAACAACTGACCAAACTGTTAGAGCGTGTGTACCTTTTTTAGATGCTTTAAAATTTGGCTACGTAATTCCTTTTCCGATTGACTATGAAGTTAGTTATCAAGAAGGTAATTTAAATTTTAACATATCGGAAATGATAGAAGGAGGTCCTGCACAGGGTCATTTTGCTGTGGAGAGTCACAAACAAGGTCAAGTTTCTGAAGGTTTAAAACATGATAAAAGAACATTTGACGTAGTATGTAAGTTTCTTAGTAATTGGAAAATTATTACTTCTCCTGGATATAGTTGTCTTTTTACACAACCATTAAATCAAAATGCTCCTTTCAAAATTATTGACGGTGTTGTAGACACGGATAAGTTTCCTCTTCATATTAATTTTCCTTTTTATTGGACAGGAGATCTTGATAAAAAATACTTTTTAAAGCACGGAACTCCTATGGTTCAAGTTATTCCTTTTAAAAGAGATGATTGGGAAATGAAACTTAAAAAAGCGCCTAAAGAAGATTATGACAATAAATTAAAAAATAGAATTAAGATGGGCAATTGGATTGTTGACGCTTACAAAAATATTTTTTGGTCAAAAAAAACATACAAATAGGAGAAGAAAAAATGATTAAACCAGAAGAACTAACAGATAAAAACTTTAAAATATTTTTAGGAATGCCCATGTATGGAGGAATGCTATCAGAAGCTACTCTTCATGGTCTTTTAGAATTACAACAGTGGTCCATGTCAAAAGATAAAAATGTTCAAATGAGAATACAAACGATGGGCAATGAAAGTTTAATTACCAGAGCCCGTAACACAATCGTATCTATGATGATGGATG